CCGGCGAACAGGCTCGGCCATACGTCAAATAACGCCGGCGATTGGCCGACAAAGGCCGTCAGCAATAACAGTTACGTTTTCTATAAGAAGCCTACGGGCAGCACTCGATTCAACTTTGATGCCTTCGATGACTGAACACAGCAAAAGCCCTGACCGCGGTGGTCAGGGCTTTTTACTGCGATAAGGTTATACGAACATCTGCTGCAACAAGCCTTTCTTGAACTCCTGCATCGCCTCCATCTGCTCCTTGGCGGCAGCAATCACATCATCCATAGCTGTAAGGAATGCAGCGATTTTACGCTGTTCAGGAAGAGAGGGAAGCGTAACAGGAATACCCATGAGGACATCCTCCGTCATGCTTTCTCGGTCATGTCTGGCTCCTTGTGAAGCATTTTCATAGATATATCTGTACCATGCGGAAGACTTAAAGTAATACGCCAAGTAAGTAGATTCATCGTCTGTTTTCTTTTTGAGGCACGTATATAATGGAGAAATGATACCCGGTTCTTCTCCCATATATACCTGAAAGGGGCCGTGCGGTGCTGTTTTGGACTTACGCGGGTTGTAGACGAAGTATCCGGGGCGCACGATATAATAATTCTGCGTGTTGCCTTCTACGGCGATATCTTTATCAAAGAACGCCCTCTGGGGGACGATGCCAAGTTCAGCTGAGTTTGTCAGCACCAATTTGATAGCCTCTTGGCTGTTCCTCTCGGTAATTTTGTCAAACACCTCAGAAAGAGGAACGATAGAGGGTGCCGGAAACTCACTTCCATCGTCCGCCCGGAACCGTATTTCCTGAGAGAAAATCTTCTGTACAACATCACTCCTGAGCCCTTTCAAGCCCAGTTCCGCCAGCATAGCATTAACCTTGGTCAGCGCCTTGGTTCCCTTTTCATCTGCCAAAACCAGCTTGCTCTGCACAGCATCCAGGTCTACTACAGGTTCAGGGTCAAACGTGTCCACATATCGGTTAATGTTCATATTATAATCATTGTCATCCGTTACCACAGAGAGTGGAACCTTGGTAGCAAACCTGGAAATATTCTCACGGGCAACATAGGTGTCCACAATACGGTCGATATCTGCGTCGGAGAGAATATTCTTAGTCTTCTCGGGAGTAAAGCATGAGCTTGCATTGACAAATAGGATGTTGTCGGAGTTGCCGTTGCGTTTTTTCTTCAGTACCAGAATGCAGACAGGGATTTCTGTGCCGTGAAATAGGTTGGAGGGTAAGCCAATGACAGCGTCTACGACATTCAGAGCACCAATCAGATACTCCCGAATTTTCTTCTCTGCTCCACCACGGAAAAGGACACCATGCGGTAACAGAACAGCGATACGTCCATCGTCTGCCATGTGATAAACCATGTGCTCCAAAAATGCCAAATCAGCATAACTCTTAGGGGCTAATACCCCAGCCGCAGAATAACGAGGGTCATCCTCCATAGCTTTGGGAGCAGCCCATTTGAGACTGTACGGGGGGTTAGACACCTGAACTGTGAACTGTTCAGTTTTCTTCTTATCAAAATTATCCACCCGCAGGGTGTCATCGTTGTATGTGGTGAACTCTTTGTAGGGAACCCCGTGCATAAGGAGGTTCATACGGAGAAGATTGTAAGTGCTACCATTCAGCTCCTGGGCATAGTAATGGCCCACTTTCTGTTTCCCCAAGTGCTTCTTAACCTCCAGCAGCAAAGACGCAGAACCCGCACAAGGGTCGCAGGCAGACGCGATTTCATCCAGCCCCACAGTTGCCAGCCGAGCTACCAATGTAGATGCACACGTGGGGGTGAAGTATTCTCCCCCTTTCTTCCCAGCGTCATCGGCAAAGAGAGCAATGAGGTACATATAGGCAGTACCCAAAACATCAATCTCGGCCTCAGTGACGCCGAAGGGAATATCGTTGACACGCAACATGACCTTAGAGATAAGCTCAGTGCGCCCAGAAACCTCACGGCCCAAGTCTTTATCTTGGAGGTTCATGTCGTCAAACAACTTATAGAAGGCAGCTTCAGAATCCTGGCCTACGGTACTGCCCACCAGAGCGTTGATAGCTTTCTCAAAGTCCTCGATACTGAACTGACCTGCCTTGATGGAGTCAATGAGAGCCCCCCACAGATTTTTCGGTTCCATGATATATCCCAGGTGCTCCAAAGACCACTCCTTTACGGTCTCTGTGTAATCCGGGTCAGCAAGTGCCTCCTGGTAGGAAATACCATCATTCTTCAAGAGGTCATCCATATAGTTCTCAGTATGCTCTGATAGATAGCGATAGAAGATGACACCCAGAATGTAATTCTGAAACTTTGCAGCGTTCATATTGCCCCGGAGGTCATTAGCGATGGCCCAGAGCCGTTTCGCCAATTCCTGAGATTGCTTTGTTTCATTGGCAACCATAGATTACACTCCTTCGGCGGTGAATTTATCGTACATATCAGATACGAAAAACAGAATATCATTAATGAGCTTGGTCAATTTCAAAAGGCCCAGTTTCAAACTGCTAAGTCGTTGACGAATGCTCTCTTTCGTGACAGATTTCTCGTCACAGAAATACTTATGGAGAATTTCAGATACGATTTCAGGCTCGATACCATGAACTTGGGCGAACTCTTCCACAGCGGACTGAAGCCGTTCATGCTCATATTCACTGTAGGCCTCGAAGATGTCGGCGTTCGGGTCGAGGTCGAAGAACCGGGCGGTAATAAAGTCCTTCATAATGTCACTCTTATAGCGGAGCTTTTCGTTATCAGACCGTTCGATTTCTCGGAGGATAAGGTCGATAGATTTCTCCATTGCGGCCTTGTCATTCCGGTTGATGTCTTTTAAGAGATTAAGGATATAAACCACGTTTATCTTGTCGGTACGGATAAGCTCGATATTAAAGTCGATATCTGCCAGCGTCGTCACTGAGCCTTGGCGACGTTTCCGCTCAATGTCGTCATAGTAGGACAGATACCAACTCTTATAGTCGCTGAACGTGGCCTCATCCATGAAAACGTCCAAGTCATCCCAGTTGAATTTGGAGAAAGTTTTGAGTGTATTTAGCGTCTTGGATAATTGCCGGAATGCCAAAATAAACGCCCGTATATCGTTTTCACTCTGCAAATATCCAGCATCATCCGGGGTCTCCGCTACCGCTTGAACTTTTTCCGTCCACTTACGGTACTCAGCGACGTAGTAATCATAGCTTTCCAATAAATAATCATTAGGGTTCCCATCACCGGAATACAGCCGCAAAGCCTCGTCCTGAGCCTTTTTAATATTGCGGTAAGTAACGACTTGTCCGAACTGTTTCGTGAGCTTGGAGACTCGGTTCGTGCGGCTATACGCCTGCAGAAGATTATGCCATACCAGCGTTTTATCCAAAATAAGGGTGTTGGTAGCTTTACTGTCAAACCCGGTTAGGAACATATCAACTACCAAGAGAAGGTCAATTTGCGGCAATTCCTTCTGTTTCATCCGTTTGGCGATATCTTTGCGATAGGCGTCAAGAGTATCCAAGTCGTAGTTTGTACCGAACATGTCGCCGTAGTCTTTCATACACTCTTTGAGTTCGTCGCCGGAATATTCATTGGCCCCCTCATCCATATCTTCGTTGGGGCGATATGTAAAAATGGCGGCGATTTTATACCCCTTGGGATTGTGGGTCTTCATATAGCGGTAATACCGCATCAGCGTTTGGATTTTGTCTGTAGCAAAGATGGCTGTATATACATCTTTCCCGGCAGGGTGCGTATGTCGTTCCAGGTGCGTCAGTATATCCTCCGCCACACCAGTAATCCGCTGGTCATCGTGGTAGGCATCGGAAATATCGATGTTGTGCCGCTTGCAATACTCAGGGTCATCTAACTGCGTGGGGTCTATCCCAGGGGTAGCAACATGAAGAACATTTATAGTTCTCATGTATTCAACGGAGAAACGTAGCACATTCCCGTCAGCAATGGCCTCTTTAATCATGTATCTGTGGATGCAGGAATCCAGTTTCCCAGCATTAAAGATGTCTGCGGTTGTTCGCCCATCTGCGCTCCTATTTTCTGCAAAAATGGGAGTTCCCGTAAAGCCAATATAGTTGGCTGCTTGGAAGTGTCCCTGAATACTGCTGTGCATCTTTCCAAATTGACTGCGGTGACATTCATCAATGATAAACACACACCGTTTATCCCGCAGGGGAGCCATCTTTTCTTCATATTTGGGGTTGCGAAGTGCTGCGGCCATCTTCTGAATGGTGGTCACAACAAGAGTCTTGCTGGAATCACCCAAAGCCCGAACCAGCGTAGCTGTGCTGTCGGTATTGTCCACGCACCCATACTCAAAGGAGTTGTATTCGTCTACGGTCTGGTCATCGAGGTCCTTGCGGTCAATAAGAAAGAACACCTTGTCGATACGGCGGTCATCCCGCAGCAAAGCTGCTAATTTATAAGAGGTCAGCGTCTTTCCGGAGCCAGTAGTATGGAAGACATAGCCGTTCATATTGCTCCCAAAGATGCGTTCCATTGCCTTTTTAACGGCATAGATTTGATAGGGGCGCATGACCATCAAGACCGGTTCAGACTGCTTGATAACAAAGTAACGAGTAAGCAGTTCGGTGACATTGAACTTTGTGAGAAAATCCTGTGTGAAGTCAATGAGCCTGTTGATTCGCTTATTCTCCTCGTCAGTCCAATAGAAGACCAAGGATTTAAGGATGCTTTGGTCAGTCGCACCATCCTCGGTACGTTCATTCATGTTGGCAAAATACTTTGTTTGTGTTGAGTTGGAGACAACAAAGACCTGGATATAGCGGAACAGTCCCCGGAAAGAGAAGCGGCGATAGCGGTTGATTTGATTGATAGCTTCGTTGATTTCGACGCCTGGGCGCTTCAGTTCCACTTGGACAAGCGGCAGTCCGTTGATAAGTATGGTCACATCATAGCGACTTTTGTAAAGCACATCGTCCTTGTGGGACTTATCCATGGTGACTTGATGTGTCACCTGATAGGTGTTCCGGGTTTCATCGTCTGTGAGAAAGCTCAAGTAGACCGTCTTACCGTTGTCCAGGTCGAGGACCCATTGCTCTCGAAGAATTTTGGCGGACTCATAAATCGTGTGATTCTCCAGCCTGAGAAGAACTCGGGCGAACTCGGCGTCGGTAAGTTCTGCGGTGCCCTTCGCTTCCATCAGATTTTCAGCATTGACTTTGCAAAGCTGTGTTCTGAAGTTATTCACAATGTCATTGTAGTTCGACATAGGGATGAAGTCATATCCCATTTCTCCCAGTTTTTCAATAAAAATGGATTCAACTTCATATTCAGAGGCTACCTTTGCCATATTGCTCAACTCCTCAAAAATTTAATGCCAAACCTTTGTACCTAAAGAAGATATTGGTTCAAAGTCAATAGAAAACCACCAAAAATCGAAAAGTATCTAAAAATATTGTAGCATAGAAAAAAGTGATTTGCAAGCGCAAACCACCTTTTCGTGTATAAGGTTATTTTGTGACCACTATTTTCTAAATAGAAAACCACCAATTTTTCTATAAACCCATTTTTTTATCTATTTGCATGGAAAAGGAGGAGGCGAGCGGCTTGGGCAAGAGACATAAGCACGGCGGACGAAACCGCGCCTATCGTGCCGTGGCCCGCGACGTATGAGGAGGGGGCACATGAAGAAACCGAATATCCTTGACCGGGCGATCATGACCATGGCTCCCGTCCACGCGGCGAAGCGGGCGGCGGCGAGGGTCGCACTGAGCGTGATCAAAAGCGGGTACGGCAGCTACGGAGCCAACCTGACGAAAAAGAGCATGAGAGGCTGGATGTACCACGGCGGCAGCGCCAAGGAGGACATCGAGGACAACATCGACATTCTGCGGCAGCGGAGCCGAGACGCTTACATGGGCATCCCAACGGCAACGGCGGCGCTGAAAACCATGCGGACGAACGTGGTGGCGGGTGGATTGATGCCTGCGCTGCAGCTTGACAGCGACTATCTGGGACTGGACGAGACGGCGGTGGAAAAGCTGCAAGCGCAGTTCGTGCGGGAGTTCGCCCTGTGGGCGGACACGCCGGTATGCGACGCGGAGAGGATGGACAACTTCTATCGCTCCAGCAGCTCGCCTTTTTGAGTTACCTGATGAACGGCGACACCATTGCCCTGCTACCTATGAAGCATTAGGCGGGAGCGCCGTATGACCTGCGTGTGCGGCTGATCGAGGCAGACCGAGTATGCAGCCCGGACGGCTTTGACAGGCTGATGCCCTGCACGGTGCAGGGCTACGAGGTACAGAGCATCGTACAGGGCGCGGAGATCACGGCGGCGGTGATCAGCGCCATGTTCACGGTGTTCGTGAAGTCACAAAACCCGTCGGACGGCAGACCGTTTGGAGAAATGATACCGGCGGAGGAGCTGATCGACAACGCCGACCAGAGCAGCATCGAGCTGGGGCCGGGGGCCATCATTGACCTGAACCCCGGCGAAGAGGTGCAGTTTGCAGACCCGAAGCACCCGAACACCGGGTACGATGACTTCACGAACGCCACCATCCGCCTGATCGGCGCGGGGCTGGAGATACCGCCGGAAGTGATGATGAAGCAGTTCACCACCAGCTATTCGGCGGCTCGCGGCGCACTCAACGAGTTCTGGCGCACCTGTAGTATGCAGCGGGATTGGTTCACGGACGATTTTTGCCAGCCGGTCTATGAGGAGTGGTTTGCAGAGGCGGTCGCCCGTGGGCGTATCCACGCGCTGGGCTTTTTCACCGACCCG